ATGTCTATTGAAATCGGTGAAAAACTACCTAATGTAGAACTAAAAGTAATGGGCGATAAAGGCCCTGAATCTGTACAAACGGATGATCTTTTCACCGGCAAAAAAGTTGTTCTATTTGCTGTTCCTGGTGCTTTTACTCCTGGCTGCTCCCTAACTCACCTGCCGGGTTTTGTTGTTCAGGCTGATGTCATTAAAGCGAAAGGCGTAGATTCTATTATCTGTACCTCCGTCAACGATGCTTTTGTGATGGATGCATGGGGCAAAAACCAAAATGCAGACGAGATCATCATGCTAGCGGATGGCGTAGGCATCTTAGCTGAAGCCGTCGGCCTTGAAAAAGACCTTACCGAAGTACAATTTGGTGTTCGCTCACAACGTTACGCTATGATTTTAGACGACGGCGTAGTGACCTATCTTGGGGTGGATGACAAAGGCGTTGAAAAAAGTAGCGCAGAGACCATTCTCGCCCAACTTTAAGCAGGTTTTGGGGTGAAATATAAGGTTGTAAAATAGAGGGACTAAAAGGATGCGCAATTTTTTTCAAAAAGTGCTTGCGTAACAGAACCTTATCCTTATAATACGCCCCATCAAAGACGTGTAGCTCAGTTGGTTAGAGCACTACCTTGACATGGTAGGGGTCGCTGGTTCGAGTCCAGTCATGTCTACCAAAACGCTATAAAAAACAGTCACTTACGGGCACAGCTCGGGTGGCTGTTTTTTTTTGGCAAAAAATTGGCAAAGTTTTGGCAAAACTTAATTACGTTTTAAGCTGAAATCAGCTCTGCACTCAGTCCAGTCTTCATGCCTGTCAGTGTAGTGTGCGGTCATTTTTCCGGTGCTGTGACCCATCAGGGTTTGTACGTATTCTGGATCAAAACCAGCCTGTAAATACAAATGCCCACCCAACGCGCGGATCTCATGAAAAGTGGGGCGCTCTTCAGCGGGAAGGGCTGCAATAGTCGAAACCTTGTCTCGGTATTTCGCGAACTCTTTTGATAGGAGTTCGTCCCTTACCTGTGCCCAGTGCTCTAAAATATTGCTGCGTTTAATTCTGTAAGGTCTTCTGTGAATGACAAAAGGACAGGCGATACCATCAGCGCGGCTTCTATGAATGATATCAGCCAAGGTATCGGTCATTTTGATGCGCAGCCTTGCCCGCAGGCCGTGTTTTTCTGTTTTCTGCTGAATGATATAAAGGCAGTCCTCTCGAATATCCTCATAGCGCATTTTGCAGAGGTCGCCACGGCGCTGCAGTGTCACCAGAGCAAGATCCATTGCTATCTGTAGCCATTCTGGGCTTTGGCGATAGATAAGGTCAAAGTCGCGCTGGGTCATTGCTCTTCGTTTTTTGGCATCTGGAGTCTTCTTGAGCGTATGTTCTGCTGGGTTTTCGTTTACCAATCCCTTGGTTCTGCCGTATCGGAATACATCGATCATTAGAATACGCATTTTGATATAGGCGTTGTTTTTAAAGCCTTCATCAAGGTAGTTGGAAATAAAGTGGACGGTCATCCCGTCCAGTGGGCTAGTTGAAAGATCTTGATCAAGGCGGTTCAGTTGGTAGTTAACGATTTGAAGGGTCTTTTGTTTCAGGTTTTTGGTGGGCAGATAATCATTCTTGTACCGATCGATCAGCTTGCCAAACGTATCTGCACTTGAGTTAGCTAGGATGCGTTTGGCCAGATCAGTATTGGCGGTCAGAATGGCATTGAGCTTACGGGCGGCCACGTTTGCCTTCGTCTTATCTGTACCCATACCGTGAAACTTTCCAGTGATGGGGTGACGATAGCGGTAGTAGTCGCCATTTTTATACAGATTGGGCTCAAGCCCTTGGTTTCTTCTGCCTTGTTTGCGGGTATTCATCTTCCTGCTCTCAATACCGAATCAACCAATTCATCCCCTGTGGTGAGCTGTTCCTCAATAATATCGACGAACCAGCTGCCACCAATCTTTTTGGCTCCTGGAATATCACCCCTATTGGCCCATTTCCGAACAGTAGACTTACCCGGTGGGTGAGTGAATCGCTCTGTTCTCCACTTCTCAAGAGGCATGAGTTTAGGCATGTGTTCCATGAGCATTCTCCTTAGAGTTTGGTTGATTCTGGGGTAGCCGTTCATTCATCAGTTGTGCAATAAACGTCAGGCCTTCATTAGTGACTTTGGTGGTTTGGGTGTACACCTTCTTGCGGCCCTGTTCGTACACGCCGTCTTTCACAATGAAAAACGGCTGTAAGTGGCAGAGGTTGTAAGGTGGCACGGTTCCCTGAAAGCCGGCGTGTTGACGCAAAAACTTGTACAGGGCGTTGCGCCCTCCTGGGAAGTTCAGCTTCTTAGCGGCTTCTTCAACGGTTAAGAGACTCATGATAGGCTCCTGAGGTCATCAACTTGCTGGCTTGCATGGCTTCTTTACGGGCGGTGCGTTTGCAGGTGGTGGTTTCGCAGCCGGTTAGAAACCAAAATACGCGGTTGTTTTGGTCGCGCTGGGCGGCCATTTCAAAGTAGCCGATACGAATGTCATGCTGTCGTAGCTGCTGTTCGGTGTAGGCGTAGTAGTTGCCGTCTGCCTTAACAGCGTCTGAGCGTTTAGAGGGCAGAGTTTTGGTGAGTGCGTTCATGCAGTGTCTCCTGACATAAAAAAAGCCCCTGATGGGCAGGGGCTTGGTTGGTATTGCTTGGGTGTTGACGGTTTAGGTGTTGAAGGGTAAGGGTGGAACCGCTGTCGAGCTTTCGCTTCACTCTGTTCAATAAGAAGGGTGATTGCGCCATGAAGCGCTTCTTTGTAACTTTGCCCTTCGCAGAGCATTAACCGGCCTTTAACGCGAAATTCCGCCAACCAATAAACGGGTTTTTGATCATCATGCTGTGCGGTGATTTTCATGTTTTTGCTCCTTGCGGGGTTTTTTCAGCATCTTGAGTAGTGTGCTTCTATACTGACCTATTGTTTGATGCTCCATCGCTTTTGTGTCGCTTTTGATAAATTCGGAAATCTGCGCGACTGCTTTTTGCGATTGGTGTTTTTTACGCAGGTGATTAAACAGATAGATCGGGGTATAAAGAGGCCGATCCTCGCCTAAAACGAAGTAAAGGCCGTCTAGCCTGCCGGTGAGTTCGTAGTGTGATTCGTGGCAGCCATCGTGTGTTTTTGGGTAGAGGGTATCAGCGGATTTTGTCTCTAAGGTGTGAATTTTTTGGCGAATCTCAGACGCTGAGCGCACGAAATCGGCACCAGCCTGAGAGGGCGGTGTTTGTGTGGTCATGGGAGGATTCCTTTCAGTGAATTGCGGCTATTCAGGCAGGCCGTATTCAGTCTCTTCAATGCTCTTCTCCTTGCGGATTCAGTTTTTAAGAAAGGTTTGCTGTTGGTTTCTGAATTATGTCGGGTGCATTTCCGGTGGCCTCAGTCTTTTCCAGAACGCCTTACGTGCCTTTTCTTTTGAGGCTGTATATAAATCCAGTGATTTTTTAAAGACGGATTTTGAGGCACTTTTGGGAGTTTTTGCAGCCACCGGTAACGGGTTTTCTGCCAGTGCCATGACTGAAACGGTTAAGGCCAGCTCAATCAGCACGGCTACAAGAAGGTAGGCGGCGGTCATGGTTTGATCTGGGGTTAGGCCAAGCGGCTGGCTGATGCGGTCAAACAGCGCCATAGCGGCGGTGGTATTGGTTGGCGGTAAGGTATCCAGTTGCAGGCGTAGGTCGGCAATGTTCGCCTGAATGGCCGGTAGCTTATCCAGCGTGGTCATTGCTCGGGCGCGGTAGCCGTTTTCGGTATCCAGCTGAGCGGTGGTTTGTACGGCCTTTGCTTGGGACTGCAGTTGCTCAATCTGGCTGATCAACAGTTGATAAGCGGTGCTGTTGGTCTTAGCGAATTGCTGTTGCTGCTGGGTATCACCGATCAGCGCACCGGCGCTGGCCGCGATACTCAGCGCCGTAAGCAGTGCCCATGTTGCAAAGTAGAGCAAGGCCGATGCCCGAAACCCCAGCGCCCAACGGCGCAGGCCAAAGGGCATAGCCGCGTATTGCACCAACGCCAAAGCAACCGCCACCGCACTGTAAACCCAGCCGGTAGCGGCATCGTCTGCCAGTTGCAGCAGCAAACGCACACTAAAAAAACTACTGGCCAGAAAAAGAATGGCCGTCGTCAGCATCCAGATTGGGCGCATAGGTGGCTCCTGATGATGTTTTTTTGATAGAGTATTGCGACGAATCAGCTAAGGAATAAGCGATGAAGCCAAGGACACCGGCGAAACATAAGCCCCACGTAAAGTCATTCTGCCGTCAGTTGGTGCTCGGTCAGGCACCGCTGTATGTCAGCCACCAGCCCCTGATTGATCAGCCATTTCTGGAATGTTTCTCGATTGTTGAACAGCATGTGCTCGCCAATGGTGGCAAACAGCACGTCGGCTGGCTGATTACCGAGTTTCGGAAGGTCTGGCTCGAAGCAGAGTTCCATACCATTTGGGAGCGGGAAGACGGCGTACTGATTGATCTTACGCCCCGATCCCGAGCGCCGGACAAGGTGCTCTTTCTGCCCGACCCGAAACGCCAATACCAAGGCCGAAGGGTCAACAGTGTGTTCAAGCCCCTGTCGGGCCATAGCGCCGTAAAGCGCTTTATCGCCTGCGCGGATGAGCACTTCCGCATCCTTGAGGAAAGCGACCTGCCCAATAAAGAGACCGTCGCGTTTCAGATAGAGCAGGAGATGAACCAGTTGATGGAGCGGATTGTTCAGGATCACTTTTAACGCCTCGTCAGACCAGCTGACAGGCAAAGAGGGGCGAAGGTGAATCATGGGAATGTCCTTATAATGGGATACGGTTTTAACTTTTAAAGGAATTGGACGATGCGATCTAAAGAACATTATGAAATTATTCATAAACTCCATAAGAACCAAGGTGGCCTGAGGTATTCTTTAGAGCTGTTTGCCGATCATCTTGGGGATCGTGAAGGCTATAAGGGCTTGGAGGGCATGGATAACATCTACTATTACCTGTGCCAAAAGCATAATTATCTGCCTGCTCAAGTGCGGGATATGCCTTATGAAGATTTAAGCTTGCTTTTGAGCCAAGAAACGAAGGATTGGGTAATCCCTAAAGAATTTCGGTTTGATTGATCCTTGGCAGCGCGGATTAAATCACGGGCTTTAAGCTCGCATAGCTTGGCTTTGGCTAGCAGTAGTTCTCGCTCAAGCTCTTTATCGGGATGCCCTTCTTTGAGGTGTTTTGCCCGTAAACGGTAGCTTTCTGCGAAGGCTTTCTGTTGCTTTATCAGGCTATTTTGTTTCATGTGGCCGTCCTTGTTGGTGTGTCTCGGATCTTGTCCCGGTCTCCAGCTCGTAAGCCGTTGCAACTAGGTCTGACTGGATGCTTTGCAGTAATGAAGGCAATGCAGCACTCATTGCCTGAGCAACCTCAGGTAATGCTGTCAGACGAACATCTTGACGGCTATTACAGAGTGTTACAGGAGCATGCGCGTCTTCAGCTAGAGTGCGAACGGCTTCAAGGGGCGCTTCAAAAGCAAGGGTTACTGTAATGCCATCTATTGAGAGCTGCTGAGTGGTTTTCATGGCTTAGCATCCTCTTTAGTGGGTTTGGGTTGCCGATTGGATTCAGGCTCCTCCCGAAACAGCCGCGTCATACGCTGGCTGATATGGATGGACAGAATGCTTGATGTGCGCTCATGCAGATCGATCAGCGCCTTGTTAAGGGTTTGCGTGATACCTGGGAAAGCCTCCTCCCGAATATCACCGTATTGTTCGTAGAACCGCTTAAGGCTGATCTCGTTAATCACCAGAGATTGCAACGCCTCGGGAGAGGCTTCAACCGAAAGGGTCAGCGTGACACCGTTAAGGGTCAGGTCTTGAGTGGTTTGCATTGGCATGCGCCTTTTTTGCTATGGCTGTATAAAAGTAATCCTTGATATGATGGTTTTCCCCACAAGGACATTTGCTTTAAGAACGGAGGCTGTATGAAGAAGCAACAATCAAAAATGACCGTCTGCGGGTTTAGTCGGACGGCTTTTCAAGATGAGAAAGGCAACGTGGTGGTTGAAAACCACGATTGATCGCTGACAGGTAAACAGAAGCTACCCCGGCATCAACCAGAGGGTAGCTTTCAAGCACCTGATCAGGCTTCAGTGTTGGTTTTGACTTTAAACGGGTCAGGCGCGTTGCATCGCCTTCAACTTCAACAAGCCAGATAGAGGGCTGACTGTGATCCTCTAAATCGCGGGCTTTAAGTTTGCAAAGCTCGGCTTTAGCTAACAGCAGCTCTCGCTCAAGTTCTTTATGTGAGTGGGCTTTCTGATTTGGTTTCATGGGGCTGTCCTTGTTGGGGGGATTTTGATTGAGCTTTGCTCACGTTAAGCTGGGCTGTGAGTTGGGCACCAATGTTAACCAGCTCTTTGGCAATCTTTCGTTTGTTAATGACAGCACTAAGAGTCGATAGGGCGATATGTGACGGAACGGGTGGGAAACTGTTAAGAATTTGGCAGGTGTCAGTTTGGGGTTTGCCTTTCATTTGGTGCATGGTTAGGGTTCCATTCTGGTCGCGGATTACCCAGTAAGTTTCGTTAGGTTGTTTGGTCATATTTGGCCTTTGTTTATTGATTGGGAATTGAGAAACATACATAAGGAAAGCCTATGGGTCTTAAAATGCACAAGTGGCTTGTATATACCGTAATTGTTGGTCTTATTCCGATGATTGGCAGGCTATTTATCTATTCGATATCTGAAGGTGGAGGGGTGGAGTTTATTTCATCCTCGGATATTATTGCGTTTGGTTTGATCCTTCATATATCCAACATTAATGAGCTTGAACACATCGATGACCAGTCGGCTTGGAAGACATGGGCGAATGGACTCGCGATCGCATTTTTGGCGATTTACAGTGTGTCCTTTACTGCGGTGGTCTCGATTGAGGGCGGTGTAGCCAATTTCAATGCTCAGGTCGTTAGAAGCTATCTGATGGTAATTGCTGGGGTCTCATTTACGCTGTGTGCGGTTTTTAGCTACAGGGCTTCAAAGTATCAGGCCGTTAGTCAGCAGGTGAAAACCGAGAGAGCAGGAGATTAGCTATGGAAACTGCAATGATGTTAATAACCTTGCTGGCTGTACTTCTCGGAGGAGGTTTTTCTATCTATACCGTAATAGATACGAGAAAAAAATTCTCAGATGAGTACCTGGCTGAGCGAGAAGAGCGGCGTAAGAGATACGAAGAAATAAAAAAATAAATGTGAACATGAAAGTATAAGGATGCACTGTGATTAAGAGCTTTATTTACTTAGATAATGACAAAATGTTCTCTCTTTCATCTCAGATTTTTGAGGGTGTTACGGAGTATGTGCTTAACGAAGAATCTATTGGCCGAGATGACAGCGGTACGAACACAAAGAAAGAGCTTGGTGGTAGCAGTAAAGTTATTGCTGATGTTATGAGAGAGTCAAAAGTAAGTTCAGAGAAAAAGTATCTGCATGATTACTCAATGACATTATTTGAAAAAGAAATGCATGAGTCAGGTAAAGTATTAACGATTGATTCTGAAACTGATATGGAAGAGGCTTCAGAGATTTTAAGTGATTATTCTTTTGTAAAAATAAAATCTAAAGCTAAGTTTATTGATTTTGCTGAGCTTTATGAGCTTATGAAAAATTATCGTAATTTGGCAGTTGATATAGCAAATGCTAGTCACCGTGAATTAATTGCAGAGAAAAAAATAGAATTTGAAAAGCTGAAAAATAAGCCTAAGAAAAACAGTGATGACAAAAAGCTTATTTCAAGGATTGAGAAACAAGGTGTTGCAGCTATAGTTCATGAAAGCCTCCACGGTGAGCGGCTCTCAGAGGATTTTCTAAATGGGCTTTCTGGGATGATTGAGTTCGGTTTTGATAAACAGCTTATGTTAACTCAAGAAATTTCAGGGGTTAAATTTTCGACTGTATTAAATAGAGATTGTTTACGTGAAACGTACAAAAGCGTTCTTAGCAAGTACGCCAGAAAAACAGGTAAAGATGTTGTTGTTTTTGGGATGGTTTCTCAAGGACTTGGAGAGTCTCAAAAGATTAAAAAACTAGATAAGCCGGATCTTTCTAACTTAAGAGCTGCTGTCGATAACTTCTCTGAGCATATGTTCAACATAGACTGCTCAATATCCGGTAAGGCCGAATCGGAAGTTGTTATAGACCCCATCGCTATATATTTTGAGCTGTAGATCAAATAAGGTGTATTTTAATAAGGATTTATCATGGCAGATGATTTACTTTACCACTACACCAGCATTGGTGGTCTTAAAGGGATGCTTGACAGCCAGTCTCTTTGGATGACAGATATTAATTATCTGAATGACTCTGAAGAAGGGAAGGATTTTATAGCCCATATAAACAATTTCTTATGCCAAAGTGATTTTGAACAAATAGTAGAGAAAAGCAAGCTATGGTCATTAATAAAGGATCTAGATTTTATTAGGTCTGCAATCATTGAGTTCGCATCTCCAGATTTTTTTGATGAAGCAAAACTAGACAGTTACTCAATTTCTTTTTCAGCCAAACCTGATTTGTTAAGTCAGTGGAGAGGTTATTGCCCTCCCGAAGGTGGTTTATGCTTAGGTTTTTCTGGCCTTGAATCAATATCAAGTATTAGTGGTTATGAAGGTGATGATAATTCTGATGAATATTATATCTATCATTCCAGTTGTCTTTATGGTGAGCATGAAAAAAACGCTGCAACAATAAATTTCATTAATAGTTATTTAGATCTTATATATAATATTTATTTGAGAGGTGTTAATGATAGAAAATACAAGCCAAATATTGATGAAATGTTTGAGATTTTCACTTTTTATTTCAATAATTTAACCATTTTTAAGAATAAGCACTTTATGGAAGAAAGTGAATTTCGGATAATAGCAAATTGCAAAAGAGAAATTGTAAACCCTAATTTTAGAGAAAAAATGAATATACTGATTCCATATATAAAGCTTAATTTCAATACGGAAAATTTAAAGAGGATCATTATTGGTCCCTGCGCAGATCAAGCTTTAGCGGAACAAAGCCTGCAAAGATTTTTAGGCTCCTTCGGAAGTGACTTTGAGCATGTAAAAATCGAATGTAGCGACATCCCCTACCGCCAGCTCTAATCTATCTCAAAACCCCGCCTCACCCGAGGCGGGGTTTTTTATTGCCTAAAGAACTCAATGGCGGTTTGCGATCACCGCCGGTAGCCAGTCGATCCTTGTTAGGGGCTGGGAAATCTTTGACCTGATTCCGAGGCTGCCGGTCAAAGCTCTAAACTCATCCGGCTTGTTAGCTCGGAATAGAGTTTAGCCAAGTAAACTATAAGGGGTCAACAAAAAGTTTAGATATTTAAACTTTCTGTTTTTTTATTGAGTTTGGTCGGTAGAATTAAAAAGCTCGACCAGCAAAGACAACAACGCCAACGATGGTGCAATTGCCGTTAATTGGGATGATTTGCTCAGGCCAATTAGAGTTTAAGGGTTTCAGGTACTTATGGCCGCCTTCAATGATTAACTGTTTGAAGGTTGCTTCATCTTCATCATCAAGACGGGCCACTACATAAGATCCGTTGCGCCACTCTGATTCAGGGTCAACGAAAATCAGATCTCCATTTCTGAATTGTGGCTCCATGCTGACACCTTGTACTTCCAATACAAATGAGCGATCGCTACAGGCAACCGGACAAGGGTAGTGAAGAGCTTGGCTTGGGTGCTTCTCCACGATACTTGACCAAGAGCCAGCCTGAACCCAGCTAATAAGAGGCAGTTTCTTTTTAAACTCAGGGCCAGGGGTTGTGTCTTGGATCAGCTGGGATTCAGGCTCGCCTTTTCCTGAGATCAACCACTCCTGAGAACACTTAAGTAGTCCGCTAAGTCGGAATAGGTTTTCGCCGCTGGGCTTGGCTGCGCCATTAAGCCACTGGGAGACAGCGCCTTTCGATACTTTCAAGGTCTTTGAAATATCAACGGCCCTGATATTCAGCTCTGTCATTCTTTGTTTGATTCGTTCTGATATATGCATGGTTAAGAATGCTAAACCTTTTATGGTTCGCTTTTGTAGACTTTGAAAGTTTAGCAGGATAAACTCTTGGTTCTTTGTAAGTTGTTTGAGGCGTATATGAATAAACAAACTGCCATTGACTTTTTTGGTAGCGCTTCAGCGTTGGCAAAGGCGCTGGGCGTTTCCAAGTCTGCTGTTTCTCAGTGGGGTGAGCAGGTTCCTATGCGCCGTCAGTTTGAAATTGAACACGTTAGCGGTGGTGTGCTGCGTGCGGGTTATTGCGGTGAGTTGGTGCTGACCGATGATAGTTTGCCCGCTGCGGCCTCGCGATAAAACGTGCATTAAAGGAGAAGAACAACATGGGACGCGGAGCAGGACTTAAACACGATGGCGGCACGGTGTCGCTGTCTTTGGCGTGTTATCACGCGGTTTACGATTACCCCGGTGGCCCGCAGGCGGTGTCTGCGGTTTTCGGTTGGAATCCACGCACGCTGGGTAACAAGCTGAATCCCACCATTAAAAGCCACCTGCTGAATGCGGATGAGGTGACGGCCATTTTAGAGCTGACCAAAGACCCGCGCATTTTACAGGCGTTGGGTGAGCCGGTGGGCGCAACTTGGACGTGGTTGGATGATGTGCGGGATGAGCTGACGGATCTGGATGTACTGGGTTCTGGTGCGGCGGTGATGGATGGTGCTAATCGTGCGATTCAGGAGGTGATTAAGGCGCTGGATGACGGTGCGGTGGATCGGGTGGAGTCGGGCAAGATTAATGCGGCGATTCATGAGGCGCAACGTCAGTTGACGGTGCTTAAGAAGCTAGCGGAACAGTTTGAGGAGTAGGTGATATGAGTGATGAAAATAAAAAAAATGAGTTTCCGGCTATTAAGGCTGATCAGTTGAAAACGGTTGTGGGGTATGGCGGGGTTAACCAGAAGATTCGACAAGCTAAAGAAAGTGTTCTGAAGGCGATGGTTGATATTCGTGGCGGGTATTTTGGTTCGAGCAATGTAGCAAGGCCAGAGCTTGAAGAGACTGTGGTTTATAAACGATTGCTGGTTATATCCGAAGCTCTGTCCGAACTGGACGATCTGACAGAGCCCAATATCACGACGCGGCTTTAGTTCTCTCTTGCAGCTCTTATTCTGGCGATCCGTGTGATCTGGCCTATTTGGTTTTTCATCTTGCTGTAAAGCAGTTCGCCGTTGTGCCCTTTGTTCTTGTTGTTGGGCAGTTGATAGTAGCTTCCAGCGCATTGAGACATCTCCCGGGCTTTTTCTGCAGCGGTGCTGTCTAGGGCGCTGAGCTGGTTCGCGAGAAATCTAATGCGCTGCTCTGCGAGTTCGTTAGGGGTGGCGACACAATGTTTGCTGAGGACTTCATCAAGTTCGTTAGCGATATCCTGAATTTTTTGTGAGGTTTTCATGACTGAAAAATCCTTTTCTGATGTTGGGTATGACGATTCTTTCGACACTGCGGTGACGTCAACCGTTGGCTTAGCTCGTCTAATGTCGCTGGTTAAGGTGACAGAAATCTTTGGGCGGGGGAAGGGTAAACCCACGCATCGTTATGTGACGCGTTACTGCTGCCCTAAAACAGGGGATACCCTTGCGGCTTTTGATTCAATGCACAAAGACCCTATGGCACCGCTTTATCCTGGTTATGTATGGCCTGAGCCGGTCGAAACCTGTGAGCCAACTTTTGAGATGCGTTGTTCGTCCTGTTTAGGGGCAAAGTTGGTGTCTCTTATTGAGGTGTTTGATGTCTTTGGTGATGGATCGGAAGGCTGTCCACGACGTGTGATCCACCGTTATTACGACCCCGATACTGGTGAGCTGGTTGCGGTGCATGACACTGATGATGGGCACCCTAATTTGCCTCTCAGTTCTTATTTTGAGCCACGGTAGGCTTCTGGTTATGAGCTTCTATTCCGGCCCTTAGCGGCTACCTGTTTTTTTCTTCTGACATTTTTCTGATTTTTTCACTGTGCCGTTCGGGCTACAGGGGTTTTCTACGCCCGAAAGGAGGGTTTTTTATGAGTGTTGAACTGATTACTACGCTGCTACAGCAGACGATTGCTTATCATCCGGTGTTCCGTGATGTGGCGGGTTCTACGGTGGGTGGGGTGTTTCTGAGTCAGGCGTATTACTGGTCTACCGGTGGCCGGATTGCGGCTGAGCGTGGCGGTTGGTTCTACAAGACCGGTACACAGTGGGAGGCTGAGACGCGGTTAAGCCGGTCTGAGCAGGAGCGTGCGCGGCGTGATCTGAAGGCGGTAGGGTTGCTGGAAGAGAAGCGCCAAGGGCGTCCGGCTAAGATGTTTTTCCGGCTGAATGTGAAGCGGTTATATGCGCTGATTGAGGCGCTGGCAGGGGATAAACCGGCCGCTAAAAAACCTAAGAAAAACCGTAGTTTGCAGGATTCTGCACTCAAGGCAGAAGAACCAGAAAAAGCCAATAAAAACAACAGTATGCAGGATTCTGCAAACTTGCCGGAGCCGGAGGCACCCAAACCACCGGATAAGCCGGAAAAACCTAATGAAATCAGCAGTATGCAGGATTCAACACTTAGATTGCAGGATTCTGCATCCCAGTTTGCAGAATCCTGCAAACTATATACAGAGACTACAACAGAGATTACTACAGAGACTACAGCTGACGGCGACGGCGCGCGTGACATAAATTCAGCGGTGGTGTCTGGGAATGACCGTGAGCCGTTCTCGATGACCTTGGACTGGCAGCCGAGTGAGCGGTTTGTGGCGTTGTGTCGAACGCAGGGGGTGGATCTGTCTCGGTTTGATCAGGTGGGGTTTGTGGATCAGTTGGGAGATTTTCGAAGTTACTGGCATACGGCGACGGATCGGGCGCTGTCCCAAGGCCAGTGGGAGCATAAGTTTGCCCAGCAGTTGAAGCGGGCGGTTAGAAATTTCAAGGAGTCACGTCATGCAACAGGTCAATCCTCAGGTTCTGCAAAATCTCGCTCAGGGGCGGCCATCCTCGCTGAGGGCTGTGCTGGGGCATTCCGTTGAGTCTCAGCCTAGCGAGGCTTTGGCGGTGGCGGGTAGCCGGTATTCAGGTCGTGTTATCGATCGGTTTTTTGTGCGTATGACCAGCAACTACGGGCACTTGTGGTCTAGCCGGTTTCCCTCTGGTGACATGCTGAGTGCGGCTAAGGCGGAGTGGGCGCAGGCGTTGGATGGCTTCACGCTGGATGAGCTTAAACACGGGATTGATCGGTGTTTTGAGCAGTACGGTAAGCCGCCATCGATGACGGAGTTTGTGCGCTGCTGCAAACCGGCCTATGAGGATTTTGGCCTGCCGGATTTCGAGGCGGCTTACGGTGAGGCGTGTGCTAAGTCCCATGAGCCGAATAGCCCTGATATGCGGTGGAGTCATCCGGCGGTGTATCACGCTGGGCGCAAGGTGGGTTGGCATGGTCTGCATTGTGGTTTGCGGGGGGTTAAGACTCGGTTTGAAACGGTTTATCAGGTTTTTTGTCAGCGGGTAATGGCGGGTGAGCGTTTGAGTGGGCCGGTGTTGAGTGCCGCTGCGTTGGAGCACAAGGCGGGCACTAAGACACGAACTGAGCAGGAAAAACAAATGGCTCAGCAATGGCTGGGCAAGATGAAGTCGAGTTTGAACAGGGCTGGTAATGCGGGAGGTGTCAATGGGAATGCATGAGGTGTTAGCTGGGCAGGGTCGGTCTGTTCAGGATGCGGTGAAGCGTCTGGGGCCTAAGCGGGGCGGGTTGATCCCGTCGGTGGATCGTAAGCTAAAGGCGTGGGGTGAGTGGACGTTGCGCAATGAGAATTCAGGCGGTGGTGAGGTGGCGGGTGTATCCATGCTGGGTAAGCTGATCGAGGGGCGAGGTATGTTGGTTCGTTCTACTGATCCTTCTGTGGGGTCGATGCCGGATGAGGTGTTTGATGTGGGTCGGGCGGTGGAGCGTTTGCCGGTGAAACTGCAGCAGGTGGTTGAGGCGCAGTATCTGGATCTGGCAGCGACTCATCAGCAGCGGGCGGAAGCCTGCGGATGTGCCTATAAGACGTTTTATCGACGTCTGGCAGAGGCGCATCAGCGTATTTTATTTTCAATGCAGGCCGCATTCTAGAGGGGCTTGGCGGCCTTGCCAGATGGGTTTGATGCGGTGTGTATGAAATTTCTATTTGACACAGATGACAATCAACCGTTAGAGTTCAGGCATTGTCGTCTTAGTGCGACCCGAGAAAGCCCAAGGTTAATGCCTTGGGCTTTTTTGTGTCTGACATTTGGCGATGAATGGATAAGCTCGGCCCTTTACGGGGTTGGGCTTTTTTTGTGTCTGGGATTTGGCTGCCTGATCACGGGCAGGGGGTGACTATGAAAACGCTGCTGAGCTGGCTGGTTCGCTTTGGTCTGCGTGTTCTGATGGATAAGGCGCTGCGCAGTGCTGTCTATCAGGCTGTGGAGGTTGCAGAGGCAACCGGCCTGAAAGGTGAAGAGAAGATGCAGCAGGCGCTGGAGTACGTTAAGAGCGTTGGCGGGCAGGCGGTATTGCGGGAAACGGAATCAACACTGCGGACGAAGATTGAGCAGGCGATTGATGATCTGAAGCTGTCTTCAAAGGGGGCACTGTGAGTCAGTCGGTAAAGGATGTTTTGCTGCCTCAGTTGAAGGCACATGAGGGCTTGCGGCTTAAGCCTTATCGCTGCACTGAAGGGAAGTTGACCATTGGTGTCGGGCGTAACCTTGAGGACCGGGGCATCACAGAAGATGAGGCGCTCTATCTGCTGGCTAATGATGTGGATGATGTGCTGAAGCGTCTGCAAGAGGTGTCGGTATTCAATCAGTTGGATACGGCCCGTCAGGCGGTTCTGGCTAATATGGCGTTTCAACTGGGTTTTAGTGGTTTGTCGAAGTTTCGCCGGATGTGGGCGGCTCTTGAAACTGAGCACTATGATCAGGCTGCTATGGAAATGATGAATAGCCGCTGGGCTGTACAGACGCCTAATCGAGCCTATCAGCTATCCGTGATGATGCGGGAGGGTAATGATGCCAAGCAATCCGAATAACTGGCTGCAGATGTTGGCACTGGGGATGTTTGCGGTGGTGGCGGGTGCGTTGGACTTTCTGCATGGAGTTCATACGGGACGGCGTAAGTGGCACGTTCTAGCGTTCATCCTGCATCTTTGTCTGGCACTGCTGACGGGGTCACTGGCAGTGATGATCGTCACGGAGCTGGGCTACTCCATTTATGCGGCGGGTGCAGCCGCTGGTGGTGCGGGCTTTATGAATGTGCGGCTGTTTGAGTTGTTCGAGCATAAGGCTCGGCATTGGAAAAGCGGCTGATCCTGTTGCCTCTTTCTCTGCTCTGCACTATTGCCTGTGCTTGGGCAGGCACCGGATGGCTTAGCTGTCCGGTGTCTCTTTTGTTCTCGGGCTTCTCCCAGAAAACAGCGGGTCCTTTTCTCGGATTTACAGTGTACGGGGCAGAAGACCGCAGGCTTTGTGGAGATGGGTAAATTTTGGAGGGGGTTATAATAATAACTCTCTGAATGATAAGGAGTTTCTTATGGCAGGCTTTGAATGTCTAGAGGCTGAAGCCACTCAGTCTGGCTTTGCTGGTCTGGTTGGTATCTCTCAGCCGTCAGTTTCTAAACGGGTTAAATCAGGGTTGTTAACCCCTGGTGATTCTTATTGGCACTGGCTTCTTGATTACGTTGAAGAGTTAAGGCGGCAGGCGGCAGGGCGAAATGATCAGGAAGGATTTCAGGAAGCCCGCACCGAAGATATGAAAGCGACTGCCGCCATGAAGCGACTATCTCTGCATGAGAAAGCAGGCAACCTGATTGTTAAAGCAGAGGCCCATGCGTTGCTGTCGAATTGGGCCAGCTTTGCCGTACGGGAATATTCCGCTGCGGTCAGCCGAATGGTTGCGGATATAGAGAGTCAGTGCGGTGTAACAGTACCGCCAGAGGTTATAGAAAAACATGCTGCCACTGCGATCAGAAGAGTTGGAGATTATGGGCGAAGCCCTGGAATTTCTGGCGTCGGAGGTGGCGGAGATCTTCCAGCCGAAAGCGAAGCAGGCAACGGTTGATTGGCTGCAGGAGCACTACGAGCTGCCTGATTTTGGCCTCTACGACTTTTACTACACACCTTACTTCTTGGGTGTCGCCAATGCGATAGACGATCCTAAAGTTAAAGAGATCGTCCTCATGAAAGCCGCTCAGATCGGCTGGACTTATTTGTTGCTTGGGCTGATCTTCAAAAAGATCACCGAGGCGGGTGTATCGCCTATCGCCATCATGGCGCTGTTTGCAAAAACAGCCGATGGCAAAAACTTTCACGATGAAAAGTTAAAGCCAGCCGTTCAGGCCAGTGAGCTACTGGCTGCCCTGCTGGATGTATCTCAGCGTTCTGGTAATCGCTGGGATAACAAATCATTCCCCGGCGGATTCCTGAAAATTGTGGGGTCGAACTCACCTGGTAACGTCAAATCGACCTCCAAAGTAGGTTTGGCCATTGTAGAGGAACCGGACGACACCACCGACAACGTAGCCGGTCAGGGTGATGCAATTACTCTGCTGGAAGAGCGCCTAAAGCGGTTTGTCGGATCACTAATGATGATTGGCGGTACACCCGCCATCAAGGGGCTGTCCAAAACAGCGGAGCGCCTAAAGAAGTCCGATAAGCGTCAACTGCCGATTATCTGCCACAACTGCGAAGCCAGCCATGTGCTGGACTGGTCGAATGTTCATTGGGATCACGATGAGAACCAACAGCATGAGATTTACGGCACAGCGCTGCCGAACACCGCTATCTATCGCTGCCCACACTGCGGCTTTGAATGGGATGACAACCAGCGGAAAAACAACATCCGCAATACCTGCTACGGCGCTTTAAAGTCCGGTGATAAAAATGCGGGCTGGGTCGCAACCAAAGAATTTGATGGTGTTGTTGGGTTTCAGGATCTGTCTGAGCTTTACGTCTGCATGGACGGAACCAGCCTCGCTGATGTAGTGAAAAGTTATCTGGAAGCAGAAGCTAAAGCCGCTAAGGGGGATGAAAACTCCCGCCGAACCTTTATCAACCAGAAACTGGGTAAAGAGTACGAATTTAAAGGTGATCACGCCACCGCAGAACAGTTGCGTGAGCTGTGCCAACGCTATGAAGAGATGGTGGTTCCCCGTGATTGCCTGATGCTAACCGCCGGTATCGATGTTCAGCGGAACCCTGCCCGTGTCGCCGTGGTGATTAGAGCTTGGGGCCGTAATGACCTGTCCCGCTTGGTTTATTGGGGAGAGCTATCGGCTCATAAATCCACCGTTGATCCGAAAGATGCGGTTTGGGATGACCTGGAAGCCTTTCTCTTCCAAGAGTTCAAAACCGAAGCAGGCTACCCGATGTTTCTGTCTGCTGTATCCATCGACTCTTCAGACGGTTTTACCTCTGACGCGGTGTACAACTGGGTGCGAACCCGCAGCAAGCAATATCCCAAGACCCTCGTGATGGCCATTAAAGGCTCATCCGCCAAAACTGATCCTGAAATTTTCGTAACGCCCAAAGCAAAATCTGTTGATCACCGAAAGCCGGAGAAAGCGACCAAGGCCGATAAGAAAGGGGTCAAGGTCTACATCGTCGGAACCAACAAAGCGAAAGACTGGATCGCAGGCAAGCTCAAGCTGCTGACAGAAGGCATCAAACGCTTTCTGTATTACGAAGGTGTCCGAGATGACTACTTTGATCAGATTCTAGGGGAAGTAAAAGCCCCAGACAAAAGCGGTCGTATGGTCTGGCAGGCAAAGTCTGGCCAGCCCCATGAAGTGTTGGATTGCGAGGTTTACGCCCTGCATGCCGCCAGAGCACGACGGGTACATCTAATGAAGCCAGAGCAGTGGGACGCCCTTGAACGGGAGCTGAGTCAGGTAGATTTGTTCACCCTGCCGCAGGTACAGCCCCAGCAGGATGAACAGGAACAACAACACGACCCAGAGCCAGTGGATGACTGGATGGGCGACTACTCAGATGGAGACTCATGGTTATGACCGAATTACAGCAGGCCAGAGATATGCTGCAGTTTTATATCGATGCTGAAAAAGCAGTGCTGAAAGGGCAGTCCATGACCAAAGATGGCCGCACCTGGGAGCGGGCGAATCTGGCAGAGATCCGCACCGGTCGTAAAGAATGGCAAAGAGCCGTGAATCGTCTTTCTGTTTCGTCAAATCGTCAGAGTCCTGCACTGGCACGTTTTGAATAGGTCTTGTTATGAACCTTTTAGATAAAACAATTGCAGCGGTCTCACCAAAGTGGGCGCTGTCCCGACAGCGGATGCGCTCCGGCTTGGCGGCGTATCAGGCTGCAGTGCCCTCACGGACGCATAAAGTCGAGCGATCACGGGGAGATGCCAACGCCAGCATCTCCCGTGGAGCGGAATCCATTCGGGATCAGGCGCGACACCTAGAAGAAAACAGCGATTTGGCAGACGGCCTGCTGACTACGCTGGTCAATAATGTCGTGGGTAAAGATGGTATCGGCGTAGAGCCCATGCCGTTGGATCATACCGGGCAAGTACATGATGACTTTGCCAAAGAGCTGGCAGAAGGCTTTGCAGAGTGGTCTCTTAAGATGGAAACCACCGGCCAATGGTCACGCTCAGAAGTAGAACGGCTGGTTTGTCGTACCTGGCTGCGGGATGGTGAATGTCTGGGTGAACAGCTAATTGGCCGTATCTCCGGCTTTAATCACCCCAATACACAGGTGCCCTTTACCCTGCAGGTGATGGAACCGGACTTTTTGCCAATGGGCAAAACAGAGCCGGGCAACGGCATCTATCAGGGTATTCAGGTGAACCAGTGGCAGCAACCCACGGCGTTTCATCTGTACCTGAATCATCCCGGCGGCATGTTCGCCACCAGTCTGAAAACACGGGCGGTACCAGCAGACTTCATGCTGCACCTTAAACAGGTGAAGCGCCTGCATAGTCGCCGTGGAGTAAGTATTTTTGCCTCATCCCTGCAGCGGTTTGGTGGCCTGCAGAACTATGAAGAGTCCGAACAGGTCGCCGCCCGAATCAGTGCTGCCATGGCCTTTTATATCCGCAAAGGCGATACCACGGATTACGACGACCCAGGCGATAAAGCAGAGAAACGCCGTACACTACCGATCTCACCGGGTACCATCTTTGATGACCTACGCCCCGGTGAAGATGTAGGCACCATTGAATCGAATCGGCCTAGCCCCATGCTGCAGTCGTTTCGGGACACCATGATGCGGGCAATTTGCGCTGCTGCAGGAGGTGTTAACTTTTCCACCGTCTCCAAAAAATACGAAGGCAGCTACAGCGCCCAACGGCAAGAATTGGTGGATAGCTTTATCAGTTATGGCGTGTTGTCGAACGCCTTTATTAACCAGTGGGTACGGCCTATTTTTCGTCGTTATGTGCAGATCTCAATTCTGTGTGGCAGGCACGTACCACCGGCAGATCTGGATATACGCACCGTGCTGATGGCCTATTACCAGCCGCCCACCATGCCGTGGATCGACCCGGCCAAAGAGGCCAACGGCAACCGGGAGCTGGTACGCGGTGGCTTTGGCACCGAATCCGAAGTGATTCGCGGGCAGGGTAAAAACCCGCAGGCGGTTAAACGTCAGCGGGCGCGGGAGATCGAAGAGAACAGAGCGCTAGGGTTGGTGTTTAACTCGGATTCTTACCATGAGTATTACGGGAGTCGAGAGCCGGAACCCGTAAAACCGGAGGCATCCAATAGTGAATAGTCCTGAACACTTGTATTGACAAATTAGTTATTAAGACTAGGATAAGTGACAAATGAGGCGCGTAGGTGAGCGCCTCAAGTTAACCGTTTAGCATGAAAAATCAAGGGAGGTTGTCATGTTAAAAACAGCATTAAAAAACATGGTTGATCGCACCCGTTACCCTGAACTTGACCACATCTTGTGGGATTTTCACGCTAAGCTGATTGACCCTGATTTTGCCTTTGATATTTATGAGCGTCGTTGGAAATATGTTGATCCAAATGCGCTTGAAGCTGAAGAACAACAGCTGATTGAAAGGCTGACTCAGGAATACGGCAAAGGGCGCTTCATGCCTGCTATGTAGGTTACTATGCAATACGATGTAGCACATCACAGAATAATCGGATCAGCATTAAAGCAATTTAATGCTGATTTTTTTTGCGCCAATGACATCGTTTTTGGTGGCGGAACCCGGATCGCGCTTGAAATCGACGAATTCAGAGAGTCAGTTGATATTGATTTTCTGTGCCCAACCCAAGCGTCTTACCGTGCTGTCAGGCAACAGGTAACCAACGTTAGTTTGGGGCAACTGGTTAAAAGTGACTTTGAATACCCACGGGAAATTCGGGCGGATCGTGATGCAGTCCGAACCCTTATTGATTATGAGGGCTGCACCATCAAACTGGAGTTCGTTAACTTTAAACAGTGTGATATCCACTGGGAGGTAGCACCTGATGTATTTCCCGTGCCCTGCCTGGATCATACATCATGTTTTGCAACCAAGCTGATGGCCAATGCCGATAGGTGGGGTAACCCGCCCTATAAAGATATCTTCGATATTTTAGCCATGTATCGGCAATGGGGTGAGATTCCCGCTGTGGCAATTGCAGCCGCAGAGGCTGAATATGGCGAACGTGTCATCCTTCCGGCACTCAAGTCTGCATTACAGGATGTATTGGCAAATCCTGAAAAGTATCAGGAAGCCGCTGCAAACGTCCTGATGAAACCGGACTGGGCTGACGACCTGATTAAAGTTCAAGCGGAACAGCTTTTAGGCACCATGACTTAGATACGAAAAATGACGACACAAAACCGCCCACTCGGCGGTTTTTTTTCGTCCGGACAAAACAGACCTGTGTACCCATGTTCGGTACGCAGCTGACACACCAAACCCAAACCGCCACTCAGGCGGTTTTTTTATGCCTGTTCGTTTTGTATGCAGCCTAGGGTAGCTCCCGAAAGGCCGGTGCTCGGTGTTTTCCACCGGCGCGGCTGCATCCTTTATTCAGAAAACACGAGGAACGTCACAATGGAAAAAATGACCTTTGATAACACCCAAATTGAGTTTATCCGCCATGAAAATCAGATCTGGATGCGTGGTACCCAGATCGGTGCAGCCTTGGGCTATAAAAAGGGCGGTGATCGTGTCAGTGAGATCTATCAGCGCAACAAGGATGAATTTACAGCCACAATGTCAACGCTGATTAGTCTTCCTGACCTGCACCCGCAAATTGCGGGTGCAGGTCAGATGCGTGAAGTCCGTGTCTTCTCCCTTCGTGGTGCCCACCTTATCGCCATGTTTGCCCGTACCGAAAAAGCCAAAGGCTTCCGCCGCTGGGTACTGGATCTGATTGATGACTTTCACAACGGCACAGAGAAAGCCCGCGAAGCTTATCAACGGGCAGCCGAGCGGCTGGAAGAGGGACGCAACCGGGCAAGCAGCTGCGGAGCAGGTCTGAACAGCTGGAAACGGGCAAAGCCCGTGCTGGAAGGTGATCTGGAACAGAAACAGCTGCAGTTTGAGCTTTTGTTGGAGATGAGATATTAAATTAGGATGTTAGGTTTGATCTGTGTTTGTTAGTCTTGAAAAGCATTTGTCATCTCTAATAAACAAAGGATAGCTGGCTATGGAGCTGGAAAAAATCTTCAAAGATTTTCTAGAAAAAATGACACAACTGACATTGTTGCAAAGGTCAGCAGATAACGTTTTTATGAAAGAGATTAAGGCTCTAGAATTATATAAGAATGAGAGAGAAAAGCAGCCGGATATAGATAGTAAATATGTTGATCTTCATAATATGTTTTTCAGAATTGCTGGTACGGGAGAACATTATTTCTATAGCCATGTTGACCGAAGCATTGAAGAAAAAGAACTCTCAACATACGTTCACAAAAACCGTCAGTATCAATGGATATTAGCGGAGGCGTATGAGGAATTTGAAGATTTCCTAGAAGGTATCTACGCATGTGCTGCCTATCATAATCACAATTTATGGCCTTTAGGGGACTTCGGGAATATAAGGTTCCAAGAAATAGAAGGGAAAAATTTCAAATGGTTTTTGGAACAGGCTAAAAGAAAAAAAGGTGGTCCAAAAGCAATAATTAAAGATTTAAAGAAAGTTCTTCCAATTATTAATGATGCTGAGAGTAATAATAGTCTTAATATTGATCTTGGATTCGCCATTGCTATGATTGAAATGTTTAGGCATATCATTGTCCATAATGGCGGTCGGGTCAAAAATAAGGATGATTTCTCAAATAAAATATTTGAGAAATGCGGATTATCAAAAAAGGGTCAGATAGCAGATGAATATAGGAATTATATTTTGTATTTTTTTGGTAGAGACTACTTTGAAGATAAGATACTGCTTCTGGAAAGACCTATCGACTCTGGGCTACCTGGACATCATAAAAACATTGTAGATGAGCTTAACCGTTACCTTATGGCTTATGCCCATATGGTCTATATAGCTTTAGACAAATATATAAAAAATTGAAAAACAATATGTAGATCAATTCTTGCCACTCCTCAAGAGGGTGTTCATAGTTCTGTGTCACCCATTGCTTACAGATCTACGTAACCGTCGATCCGTCCTTCGAAGTGGATGCTCAGCTGCGATAGCGTCAGATTCCAGTTTTGCACCGGATGCGTCCACTTTTCTGATGCTTTTAACATACCGGCGTACAGCAGTTTGAGCAACGCGTTTTCATTGGCGAAGCCTCCCTTGGTCTTGGTCAGTTTGCGGAACTGGCGGTGTACTGCCTCAACCGCATTGGTCGTGTAAATCGCTTTGCGCACCTGCTCTGGGTACTTGAAGTAAACGGC